AGTGATAATCCTATAGCTTCTAAAGCATCTGGTTCTTGGATGTCTAAGCACGTTAAGAAATAAGTTAATGTCTTTTAAATTACAAAATCCTCCATACGCTATAGATAACACACCTATTTATAGCGTAGATATGGAAGACGGAGTTTTAGGTAAAGCTAATAATAATGGCACTATTATAATTAATAAAAATTTATCACCAGCTATGATGGATGGTGTTATAAAACACGAAAAAGTGCACATTGACCAAATGAAGCGTGGTGATTTAGATTACGACGATAATAATGTGTATTGGAAAGGTAAAAAATATTCAAGAAAACAAATGCAAGAAGGGGCTAAGAATTTACCCTGGGAAGCAGAAGCCTACAAAAAAGCATAATATTATGGCATTTAAAATAGAAAGATTTATATCTCCGCTTAAATTAGAAGAAGATCCAAAAAAACCGGTTGTTGAAGAACCAAAGGTAGCAGAAGATATTAAAGGATTTGATGAGCAGTTTGAAACTGTTAAAGCAAAATATCCAAAATCAACAGTTACTAAAAGAAAAAATAAATTAGGTAGTTATACAGTAAGGACCGGAGCAAGTCAGTTTATGTATACTCCAGGCAAACCAGCTAATTAATGAAAAAGATATTAGAATTTTTTAGCACTAAAGTATTCAAACAAGTTGGCGATGCGGTTGATAACCTATTCACCAGCGAAGAAGAAAGACTCAATGCTAGAAATGAAATATTCAAAGTATTACAAGATGCTCAGTTAGAACTGCAGAGAATGCAAACTGAAATCATTGTAGCTGAAGCTAAAGGTAATTGGTTGCAGAGAAGCTGGAGACCAATACTAATGCTTTCATTTGGTTTCATAATAATATATACAAAATTTATATCACAGTTATCAGCACACTTAATAACACCTGTTTTAGAGCCAGAGTTTTGGAGCTTATTAGAAATAGGTATTGGAGGTTATGTAATAGGTAGAAGTGGTGAAAAAATTGTGGACAAGCTAGGACCGCTATTTAAAAAGTAAAAAGATTAAAAACAAGTAATAATAGTAATAACAGTAACCAATTAAATTAAATAAAATGGGTAAATTAACAGAAGAACAATTAAAGTCAGTAAAAGAAGGTCAAGGAAAAATCAATTCTATATTAGTAGAGATTGGTTTTTTAGAAGCTAAAAAGGCAGAATTTTTAGGAGCTCACTTTGAAGCAGTAAAAGCTTTAGAAGAAGTTAAGTCAGAATTAAAAGAAGAATATGGCGACATAACTGTAAACTTGGCTGATGGTAGTTTTGAAAAAATAGAAACTGAAGAAGCTGAAGAAGCAGAACTTGAAGTAGTAAAGTAATGAGTTCTGTTGTAAGAAAAATAAGTATAGGCTCTGACTATAAAAATGATGCAATGCACTATGCTGTAGGGCAAAACGTTTATGGAGGACATACTATAGACTGCATAATACATGATAATCAGTCTAATTCTTACAGTATATTTATAAAAAAAGGAGACGAGGTAATGCCATGGAAGAAATTTAATTCTAATATGGCAATATCCGTTGAGTATGATTTAGAATACTAAATGAGAAGTCTATACGATTTTATCGTTAAACCTATTGGCGATAGATATGACAATAAAATAAAGCTAGGAGACGTTACACTAATACTAAACACTAAAATTGAAGACTTTAAGTCTGTTAATAATTTGGCTATAGTAGTTGAAACACCAAAAGCTTTTAAAACAAATATAAAAAAAGGAGACATCATAATAATACATCATAATGTATTTAGAGTTTTTTATGATATCCGAGGTAATAAGAAAAAAAGTAGGTCTTACTTTAAAGATGATTTACATTTTTGTTCAGCAGATCAAATATATTTGTATAAAAATACAGGAGATTGGAAATCATTTGGAGACAGATGTTTTGTAATGCCTTTAAAAAATAAAGACACTTTAAGATCACAAAAAGAGCAAGAACTTATTGGTATACTAAAAATAGGTAATAGTTCTTTAAAAGCGCTTAATATCAATCCAGGAGACGCTGTAGGGTTTACGCCAGGTAGCGAATGGGATTTTATAATAGATGATCAAAGAGTTTATTGTATGAAATCTAATGATATTGTGATAAAGTATGAACACAAAAGAAACGAAGAAGAGTATAATCCTAGCTGGGCAAAAAGCAGTTGAGGAATTAATTAAAGTGGCAGAAGAAAAGATCGTTGACTCAGAAGATGATATATCAGCTGACAGACTTAAAAATGCTGCCGCAACTAAAAAACTCGCAATATTCGATGCTTTTGAAATACTTGCTAGAATAGAAGCCGAAGACGAAAAGTTAAACGAAAAACCAAAAGAAGCTAAAGAAGAAAAAGCTTTTAGAGGTTTTGCTGAAGGAAGATCTAGATAATGTACGAGCAAACTTTAGTTACAGTATTAAAAGACTATATAAAACCTAAAGTATTTAATAGGTTAAATAGATATAAGAAATGGGATTATGGCTACAATGAGGAATACGACGTAATTGTTATTAGCAAGACAGGGCAGATAGGTGAAGTTTACGAAATACAAGGTGTAAAAATTGCTTTACCAAAAGAAGAAAATGTTGTTAAATTTGACGGAAACAAATGGCAATATACACAATATCCAAAAGAGCTAAATAAAATTAAATCAGTATTTGATTGGGATGAATATCCATCAGATTTTAAAGAAAAATGGTATGACTATATTGATGCGGAGTTTAAAAGGCGTGAAGAAGGTTTCTGGTTTTATAATAAAGACAAGTCTTCTTATATTACTGGTACTCACTACATGTACTTGCAGTGGTCCAAGATTGATGTTGGGCAACCAAATTTTAGGGAATCAAACAGATTATTCTATATATTCTGGGAAGCTTGTAAAGCAGATATACGGAGTTACGGAATGTGTTATCTTAAGAACAGACGATCCGGTTTCTCTTTCATGGCTTCAGGCGAGACAGTTAACCAGGCAACAATTTCCACAGATTCACGATTTGGTATTTTATCAAAGTCCGGGCCAGATGCCAAAAAAATGTTTACTGATAAGGTCGTCCCCATCTCAGTCAACTATCCTTTTTTCTTTAAACCAATCCAAGACGGAATGGACAGGCCGAAGACGGAACTTGCGTACAGAGTACCAGCGTCAAAATTTACCCGTAAGAAACTTGACTCCAATGAAAAGTTACAAGAAATCACAGGGCTCGATACAACGATCGACTGGAAGAACACGGGGGACAACTCGTACGATGGTGAAAAATTAAAACTACTAGTACACGATGAAAGTGGAAAGTGGGAAAGACCAACAAATATATTAAACAACTGGAGGGTAACTAAAACTTGTTTAAGACTAGGTTCTAGAATTATTGGAAAGTGCATGATGGGTTCAACCTCAAACGCTTTAGACAAAGGTGGTGAGAATTTTAAAAAATTATACTATGATTCAAATGCAGAAAATAGAAACGCCAATGGACAGACTCGTTCAGGACTCTATAGTTTGTTCATACCTATGGAATGGAACTACGAAGGATACATTGATTCTTATGGATTTCCTGTATTCGAAAACCCAAAAACACAAACCGAGGGGCCGGATGGCTCTCAAATAAAGCAAGGGGTAATTAGCTATTGGCAAAATGAAGTTGATGGTCTAAAGGGTGATCAAGATGGTTTAAATGAATATTATCGTCAATTTCCAAGAACAGAACAACACGCTTTTAGAGATGAAGCAAAACAATCTCTGTTTAATTTAACAAAGATATACGAACAAATAGATTACAACGAAGACTTAAGAAATACCGCTATAATTACCACTGGTAGTTTTATGTGGGAAAATGGTATTAAAGATACTAAGGTTCTTTTTGTACCAAATAAAAACGGTAGGTTTAATGTTAGCTGGGTTCCTCATGTAGGACTTCAAAATAGAGTTGTTGTAAAAGGCGGTGTAAAATATCCTGGTAACGATCACTGTGGCGCTTTCGGGTGTGACAGTTATGATATATCTGGAACCGTTGATAAGAGAGGATCTAATGGTGCTTTGCACGGTTTAACAAAGTTTAGTATGGAAGATGTTCCGCCTAATAGATTCTTTTTAGAATATATAGCTAGACCACAAACCGCTGAGATATTTTTTGAAGATGTATTAATGGCTTGTGTATTTTACGGAATGCCAATACTTGCTGAAAATAACAAACCTAGATTATTATATCATTTTAAAAGAAGAGGCTATAGAGGTTACTCTATGAATAGGCCTGATAAAAGATTAAACAAATTATCTGTAACCGAAAGAGAAATAGGTGGAATACCTAATTCAAGTGAAGATATAAAGCAAGCACACGCTGCTGCCATAGAATCATACATTGAAACATGCGTTGGTCAAACAGAATCGGGCTATGGAGATATGTATTTCCAAAGAACATTAGAAGATTGGGGTAAATTTAATATAAACAATAGGACAAAGCATGATGCTTCTATAAGTTCAGGACTTGCTATAATGGCTTGTAATAAAAATTTATATTCACCAGTTAGTCCAGTGCAAAAGAAAGTTTACGATTTAGGAATTAAAAGATATGACAATAGAGGTTCTTCGTCTAAAATATTAAGATAAATGAAAATACAAACAAATACCGATAGTTCTTTCCCTAACCAGGTTGTTAGCGACGAAGTAAAAGC